GATGACTGCGGCTTGATCGCGCTGCGTGTTTGCCGGGATGGCCGCAGTAGTGACCGAGGTACCGTTAATGACAACTGTCAGCGTGTCTGTGCCGGCGGGGTTTGCCGATCCATGCACCAGGAACGATCCTTGCGCCGGGACCGCGCCCTCGTAGGCTATCGGCCCTTCAACGATGTTGAACGAGGCCGTACCGGCAAGAGAGCCATACGGCAGAACTTCTACCGCTAGAATCTTGCAGCCGGCCGGCAACGGAAGACGGGCAGCGATTGTGTTCGAGCTTGACCCAACTGCCGGAATAGTGACCGTTGTATCGTCCAACGTGACTGCGCCCGTGCGAGCCAGGAGGCGCATACTGCCGGTGACCGTGGTTCCGGCAGTGATCGAAGCTTCCGCAAGTACGTTACCTTCGAACGTCGAGCCGTTATTGATAGTCGCGGACGAACCGACGACCCAGTATACATTCGCTGCCTGTGCGCCGCCGGTCAAAAGAACCGTGCTGCCAACTGCAGGAATGAATGTGCTCGGGATCTGAAAGATGAACAGTGCGTTCGGGTTTCCACCAGCGTTAAGATTAACCGTACCCGTGATAGCAAGTGTGCTTACTACGTTATACACGCCTGGCGTAATTGTCGTACCGCCGATATCGGCAGCGAGCGTCCCACCCGTGGGCGGTAGTGCATTTAGAGTCGTGTAAGCAGTCGTTAGGTCAACCTGCGCCTGAGCGGCGGCCGGGGTCGTATCTTGAATGGTGCCGTTGACAACTGTGCCGGGCGGAAATCCGATGATGGACGTGCCGGGATACAGACCGAGGTTACCCGTGACGACACTGGCGCCTGTGTTTGTGACTGTAGTCGCGCCAAGTACCGCGAATGAGGCGGCTGACGCGAGTGCCAGGCTGCCGGCACCGGGGGCTAAGGCAACTTCAGGGAATCGCAGAATAGAAGCCTGCGTGAACCCGACACCCCGCGGAGCGACGTGATCCTTAGCTTGAATTACCGGCTCAGTCCAAAAGAACGGAGGTGCGCCTGCCATGTGTTAATTACCCCTGGCTTCCGACAATACCGCGTTGTTCGACGGCATCGTACATGATACGAAACTCGGTTTCGTGGACCATGCCTTTACGATCCTCGTCGTAATGTGCTTCCTGCTCGTCCCATTTGACGGAGGCGAAGAGTGCATGTGCATCGGTTCCGAGTTCGCCCTTGCCGGCGGTAACGAACCACGGGTACGGGCCGCCGAACGGCGCCGTGATGTACTTGACCGCGAGCGGATCGACCACTCCGGCGACCGGGTTGACGTCATTTTGCGACGTTCCGGGATAGTAGAACGATTGGAGGGTCTGGGTCGCCTGTTTGCGAAGATACGTCGGGAACACGAGTTTCCGCGGCGTTTTCGAGGTCAGGAGGACACCACGATCATCCGGCATGATTGCCATGAGGTCGATCGCCGCTTGCAAGGCGTCAACCGAGAGGCCGACGTTGAGCAAGAGATTCGAGAACGTTACTGCAGGGTTAGCCGCGCAGGGGATGTTCGCCGAAATCAACGGGAGACCATTGACCGCGAGCGGAACAGCGGGATTGAAGGCAAAGTTGAGAATCGACCAGATCAAGAACTCCTTGGTTTGATCGCTTGAGTAGCGCAGCAAGCCTGGGAGTTTCGGGATCAGCGACTTCGGATCTTCGCGCATCGCTTCTTTCGAAACGAAGTAGCGCAGGGCGTACGTGGTCCATGCGAAGGACGAACGTGCCGCCTCGCGCGCCACATCGACGGCCGGAAGCGCGCCTTCCGTGCGTTCTTGCAGAACGCCGAAGCCAGCGATGGAAAGTACGGTCGCGAACGAGCGATCTTCCGGGAAGTCCCAGTCATTGAAAAGCTCAGGGTAGACCACGGGCTCCATCGGAGTCGAGTTCGAGTAGAGCTTCATTACGATGGAGGAGTTCGCCTGGAAGAACTCCCGCGTGGTCATGGTATTGGTTGCCATCTGTCTGCTTTTCTAACCTTTACTCTTACTCGCCCTGCGTTGCTTGCAAGGCTGCCGGGAGGAACTCAACCAGGACGCGCGCACCGAGGTCTCCGGCGAAACCGGAACCCCCGCCGAACGGACCATTAGGGGCGAACGGTTTCGCAAAAATGCGACCGATCAAGTGCGATGCGGTCGGATCGGCAATGTAGTATCCCGTGGTGGCATCTACTGCCAGGCCGACGAGAGTGCCGAGGTTCGCCTGCTGCGCGCCGCCCGTGATCCAGCCCGTGGTGGGCGTGAGGCTCATCTCGACGCCGATATTCGGGCCGAGAGTCGCGACGATAGTTTGCGCCGGAGACGGGGAAACGAGGCCGCCAAGGCCGACGTTCGACGCGCCGAGGACGTTTTGAATGTTTTGAGCGGCCGGAGGAGGAGCTTGTCCGCCCCAGTTTGCGTTCGAGTCGTGCTCAGCAATACCGAGAACAAGCGTCGGATTGGGGCCCGAGGAGGCAATAGTGCCCGCGGTCTCAGTCACGAAATCGGCATCGTTAATGTGCGAGGCAGGGGTGTAGTTCTCGTGCGGGACGCCGGTCCCCAAGGCCGAGTTTCGAATCAGAGGTGCGCGCGGGGGTAAAAGCATCGTTAAGTGTCCTCGGAGGGGCAGTACTTAACCCTTACTATACCCCTTTCGGACAGTTGCGTCAACTTGTCAAGTGATCCTGGTCACATTATCGGCCAAAGGATCCGCCAAAATAAAGACCCTGCACTTCGCTAGCAACGCATGTGCAGGGCCTATTGCCGCTATTTTCCACCGTTTACCACGGCAATTCTTATAGGGAGAACGTCCCGTCGCTAGTAGTAACGTCTGCTTCCACGGACACAACGCCGTTCGAGACCATGGAGACGTTATTCTGGAGTGTCTTGAACCCTAGGTGACCGTGAAGTTGGAGAGCTGCCGCCGCTTCGCGATCTTTGTAGAGCCGCTTCACGAACTTGGGAGCGATCTCGACAAGAACGTGGTTCATCAACTGTACGCCCTCACTGCCGAGCATCTTGCACGTTATCACTGACGCTTCACAGTCCTCGCGTAGCTCGTCCGGAGACACCAGGCGGTATGCTTTGGAGCGTAGACGTCCGGCAATGTGCGCGTCATCTTTGACCGGCCAGCCGTATTCTGCGCCTGCCAGTGGCTCTTTCACGAGAGTGGCGCCGTTCGGGAACATGTCCACGGCTTTGCGGCGAACGTAGTCGTGATCGACAAACGTGGACATCGGAAGCCGGAGCCCCGGCTTGATCGTGATGTACGTCTCTTCGAGAGTCTTTGCGCCCTCGGCCTGATTCTCTTCGTTCCGTACTGCCTGAGCAGCTAGGTTGTCGGCCGCTGCAGCCTTCTCGGAGTAGTCGTGGGACAAGACCTTGCCCGCGTTGTTGGGAGCTTTTGGACGTGGCATTAGCTAGCTTCCGCTTCCGACGCCGCCGCGGCAGCATCTTTATCGCTCATCCCATATTGACGAGCTAGAGCGATGACATTTTGCTGGTTCTTCGAGAGTTTGCGGGCCTTGCTGACACCGCCAGTAGCTGATCCGCCGCCGTAGCTAGGAGCCGCGGGAATGTTGTTCGGTTTCTTACGAAGCGACTCGCCGACCGCCATGTTGTAGACGTTATCGAGCTGCTTGCGGATCTGGTCTGCCGGTACGTTTGCCAGGGCGGCAGGCGTCAGTTCGCCGATGAGGCGATCGAACGTCTCTTCGGCCTGAGGGAACAGCGCGTCCGTGGACATAGCCTGCTTGTAGTTGTCGATCGCGGCACGAGTCGCTGTCTCATTGACCGGCGCAACCATCGCGCGAGCCTTCTGCTCGGCGATCTTGTCAACTGTCTTCAGAAGGTTCAGGCCGAACTGACCAGGGTTGTCGGCGAACTCCTTGTTCAGTGTAGCGATTATCTGCTGTTCGTCAGCAGCGACCGGTATAACCGGACGCGGCGCCAACACGGGGGCCGGCGGCGGTTGATTCTTGACCTGATTCTCTAACTCTTCAACGCGCTTACGTGTCGCTTGCCACTCCTCGGGAGTGGGGCCTGCCGGAATAAGGGCCGCGGCTGCTGCAGGATCAGGCTCTGCGGCACGAGGGATAAGGACACCGCTGTCGTCAAACTCGAAGTCGTCGTCATTAAAATCCATCTGGTAAGTCAAACTCCTGTATTATCGCGTCCGGCATCGGCAGATTCTTGTCCACCTTGCGGTACATCGCAGTTATCGTGTGCTTCAGAACCTGGAACTTCGCGAAGGCCGCTGCATATCCTGCAGAGTCTCTGTGGTCGGTGTGTAGTAACGAGCGGCGCAGCGTTCGGATCGTGGGGACGAGTTCGTCTGTAAAAATCGTCGCCCATGATGCAGAGCTAAGCGCCTCCCTGAGGCTTGGCCGGTCCACTGGGTACCCCCTTCGGGCCGATCTTAGAGTGACTCATCAGTTGTAGGAGCATTTGCTGCTGTTGCTGTTGTTCCTGCGCCTTAGCTTGCTCCTCGAAGTGCTCGACGCCTTCTTCCATAGTACCAATGATCGCAGTGACTTCAGGTATGTCAAAGGTCTCAAGTACCATACGGCTAATGGTCCACATGTGCTGTGGGTTGCCCTTAACAAAGGCACTGAGCGTCGGACTCTGGTCAATGAGGCGAACCAGGAGGAGAATGTCCTGCCGGCGGGACTCCTTGTCGAGAGGTCCTCCCTGCCCAACTACGCCGAACGTGAAGTCGAGAAAGAACAGCTCTTTCGGGATAATCATCTTCCGCGGATTGCCGCCTGAGTTGGCAACCACTTCCATTTGATCGGGCCCGTACTTGATATTCAGCCCGTGCGAGTACTCGACCATAGCGCGTGCCCAGAAGCGTATGCGCTGTAAAGACATGTTGGTTTGCATCTGCTGGATAGCCGATATACTCTGTGCAGCTCGTGCCGAAACGCGGCCTCCAGATTGTGCGGATGCAGCCAGGGAACTGGCCTGGGGTGCTCCAGTGACTTTCGCAGCGTATTGAAGTAGGCGGCTCTCTTCTTGGTCCGCCGACGGAGGAGGGTCGCCGAGCTTGACGAAGCCGACATCTTGTGGTCCATTTGGTACAATCCACTCTTTCTGCGGCCCCTGCCGGCGCGTTTCGTCGTCTGTACGGACATTCTCTGTCTTGTAACGATCCGGATTAAGGCACATGTCGAGCCATTGCAGGCGCGCGTTGTGAATCGAGTCAACCTCGTCCTGTATGGGTTTCAGCCGTTCCGGAAAGCCAATACCATAGAAACGGTTTGGACGGGCTATAAGTGAAAGGGCTTTGAACGGCCGTCCCCCCGGATACTCGAATGGTGCGAACCCAATCAGCCGTCTTGAACGGTCCTGTACCCATAGAATGTTCTCCTCCGGGATGCCGTCACCATCAAGGTCAAGAAGATTCGTGTGGATGCGCCACACCTGCGTCGGTCCGATCGCCATTGTCATGCCTACCGGCGGCGCGATGGATGTATCGACTACATTGATTCGTCCAGCCATCGTGTAAGTGGCGTTGCCTTGCCTATCCCACGACTGGTCACCTTGAGCAGAGTTCGAGTACGCGACGACCATATCGACGCGCTCTTTAGGAAACACGCCAGCGGCCTGCATAGCGCGCATGTCATGCTCAGACATGTAGAGCTTACGAGCTACGAGGTCGGCTTTTTCGATTGATGGTGCATGTGCTGGGTAGAGTACAAAGTCACGCAGCTCGACAGCATTCCAGCGGACGCCCGTGAAGTCAACGTACTTGACCCACTTTTTAGCCTTGTGTACTTGGCCGGTAGCTTCGTCAGTCTCATCTACAACGACCAGCTCGGAGTGCGTGCTGGTGTCCCATATCACTTCGCCGATGCAGGTACCGTTGAGGATGCTGAGCATGATCGCATCGTCGATGGCCTGGTCCCAGCCATTATCGTGGACCTTGTTGCAGTACCACTCCTCAACCAGGTGGGAGTACTGGGCGGCCTGGGGATCGTTACCGCGTACCGTGAACAGTCTGTCCTGCAGGATTGTGGCCGTAAGGCGGGCGCGCAACTCGTCGCACTCGGCGGCGACGATCGGGGACACAAAGTTCGAAGACTCCGGATACGGATTATCGCGCTCTTCGACCGCCATCTCGTACATGGAGTCCCAGAGGTCTAAAGCAGCGTCGAGCCCGGAGCGATTCCCGAGCCCGAGTTCTACAAGCTGCATAGCCGTCTCGCCGACAGTATCCCACTGGTCAGACGAAAGCTCCGGCATCGGGAGCCGGATGTCGGCCTCAGGCTGCTGGGTCTTGGTCGCGGCCCGCCTTTTCATGTCTTAGGCGTGGCAACCGTTGCGGCACTTAACCGACCGCTGAGCAGATGCAGGGGCCGCAGCCGCAGCCGGCTTAGGGGCCGCAGTCGGCACATTTGGCTTCAGCGCATTCATTGACGGAATGCCCGGCATAACGCCGCTATTTTGCGGCTTTCCGAACGTTACGGGTTGGGCTTTTGACGTTGGGTTTTGCATTTTTACGAGTCCTTCACGATCTTACGCTTGACGGGCTTTGAGTCATAGGCCGAGGACGGACCGTGCCCGTAGTCATGCGCGATCCGCTTACCTTGAACCTTGAGCTTAGCCTCGATCAGGTCAGCATGTGCACGATGCTTCTCGGCCATACCTTTGTGATGTTCGTACTTCGCAAGCATGTGCGCGTCCGGATTAGGAGCTGCTTTCTTTTCGGCCTTCTTTGCGGCAGCCATATTAAACCCCTTGTCCAATCGACGGGAACACGCTCACGATGTTGGCCTGAAGCTCGGCCATAGTGCGGAGCAGGTGTAGCTCGTGAGCCGAATAAACTTTCCGTGGATCTTTCTTGCCTACCCGGAAAATCGCCTCATTTAATATTGGCGTGACAATCGAAAATGACCAACGAGCATACTTTTCCGCGGCGGTTGGGCTGGGGTCGTCCTGCGACATATAGGATAGAGAGACTTGATAAAGACAAGCCGCTTCAAAAAACAGGTTAATCCGACTTTTAAGTGGCGTGCTCGCGGTTTTCGACGCCTTATCGTACTCAGATGCCGCCTTATCGCACAGCGGAATTGCCTTCTCGTAGTCGTGCTGCGCGTACGCGTCGTCACATCGCGCGTCAGTCGGCGCAGTATGAATGCGGCCTGGATCGGGCGCCGAGGCCCCCGCCAGGGGGAGTACGGCCGCCAAGAGAACGATACGGAACAGCTTTGACATCTATTTAATCTCCGCGGCGACGGTCAGTGCGGGCAGCTCGCTCTCGGTCGTAACCAGGAAGACCTTTGAATATCCGCACATGGGGGACTCTTGATCCGTGCTATGCCGATCGAGCCCCTGGCAGAATATCTGGATACCCGAGCCGCGGATGACCTCCATGCTCAGCGTGTGCTGCTCGCACTGTGGACATGCGGTGCGAAACAACACCGATATGTCCGAAGTCATCCGGTTTGTAATGACTTCGATCGCGTCTTCAGAAGCAGTCGTTTTTGACTTTTTCATTTAATCGCCTAGAAGATCGCGTAGCTAAAGTGACCAGCTACTTGAATAGCCGTTCCGGTAGTGATAAGGCACAGATCAGCTCCGGTTGGCACCGTGATAACTTCTCCAAGGCCGGAACCTTCAGAGTAAATACCGCCTATAGTCGCGGTTCCGGAGTTTGGGAGTGGTCCCGTAAAACTAGACGTTATGGTCGTACAGCCGCCACTTCCGTAGCTGATCTGAGCAGTAGTACCGGCATTGCCGACACTTAGTAGATACGAGCAGACACGAATCTTCATACCGGCGGTTCCGGCCCGGAGAGTGGTAGTCGTTGCCGAGCCGACATTGACAGGGATCGAATTATCACACTGTGTTAAAACCGTCGAGCCGCCGGAGTTCTGAGCTATGTTGAAGCTCGGAGAGGCGCCAAGTGTGACCGGAATTGGCGTGCCTGCGGAGTTGCCTTGCACCGTGATGACCGACACCGCGGACCCCGAGCCCGCAGCAGCAACTGCCGGGAAACCTGTACCGGCGTTAGCTGTTACCGTGCCTGACACGGGCTGTGTCGCAGGGAAGTTGCTGACCGCAACTGTACCGCCGACTGTGAAAGTACCGGAGCCGGACA